CGCTCTCGACAAGGCTCACCGAAAGCGTGTGCGCCGTGTCCGGATTGCCGCCACTTGGCATCGGCAGGGCCGCTGTGAGATAGCCCTGGCGCGTCGGCTTGAGGACTTGCCCGGCCAACGAATAAGTGTTGCCGTCGGTCGAAAGCCAAACATTCGCGCCGCCCCAATTCGGATCGGCGACGCCGGCGGTGCCTTCGGGAATCGCTACGCCGCTTGTTGCCAGCGTCGCTCCGACGGCCGAGGAGAAAGCCGGCAGGAGGGTCGACGACTCAAGCCCCGCGGCATATTCTGCGCCCCAAATATAGACGCCATCGCCCGCCGTTCCCGCATAGCTTGTCGTGCCCGCCGGGTTCTCGAGCAGGATGTAAAGAATCGGCGTTCCAGCCGCCTGCATCGGCGCCGAGATGGTGAGCTGATACCAATCGGGCGTGCCGCCTATATTGACGAGATTCGCCGCGATGACGCCCGTTCCGATCGTGTCGGGGGTCCCGGCCACGCCTGTCGCGAGGTTGAAATCGCAGCCAACCGCGGAACCGCTCCCGAGGTAGAAATTGAGGCGCACCGCCGTGCGGGTCTGCGCCGCGATATAAACGGAAAAGGTGATTTGGGTGCCGCTCGCCTGCGAATTGACGGCGGATTGGCTGGTATAGTGCTGGCCCGAGACGGCCGTCTCGGCCAAGAGGTAAGGCACCGCGACGCCGCCGGAGGCCGCGATGAACACTTTGGCGACGCCGCCCGTGAGGGAGGCCGGCGGCTCGAAGATGACCGGCGGATTGACCCGCGCGGGGACAACGTTTTGGTTGATTGAACTCCCTTGCGCGCCCATTTGAACCGGATATTTGACCGCCATCGCTGTGCCGCCTGGGAATTCCTCGGCCGTGACCGAAAGAATGCCGGAGTCATCTTCCTCGATCTCAATGATCCGCACCGTCACATTGTTCAAGCCGAGCGCCGTATCGGTGATGGCCACAAGATCCATCGGGTCGAGCAGGCAATATTCGAAGGACAGCTTGAATTTGTAATGGTTGCGGATATAGAGGCCGCGCTGCAAGATCAGTTGCGCGGAGACTTGCGCAACGGTGGGGTCGCAGATTTCATTCGCGGTGATGTCCGGCGCCATGCGAAGACCAAAAGTCTCGATGGCATTTTGATCCCAAACATCGATCGGCAGCGGCTCATAGGAGTTTTCATCCTGCCAAAGAACCCAGGGCTCGTTTATGTTCAACGGCAGAAACGAATTGATCCGCTCATTGATCTGAAGCCGCTGCCAATTGTAGCAAGCATAGGGATCAACTCGCGTGACCTCGACCGGATCTTTGCCGTCCTCATGGATGAAATCGTCATCGGTCAGGCTATAGACTGGCGTCACATTCGGCGTGAAGGTTACGCCGCCGGGAAAGAAGCTATTCGCCGTTGGACCGACCCCCGTGTCGCCATAGGGGATGAACTTCAACTTGCCGCCGGACCAGACTGGCGCCGTGTTGGTGAGCTGCAGCCAGCGGGCGAGGATGCTGTTCGCGGATTCCCGGTTGGTGAGGCCGGACTTAGGGCCAGATAGGATGCGCGGCAGTAGCCTTGATAGGAGCTGTCCGGCCCGGAACCGGGTGAAAAAAGTGTCGTCGCATCAATGCTCGCCGCCGGGAAGCCGACGCCATACTGGGAGTTCGTCAGAAAGTCCTGAATGATCTGAGCTGGGTCGGCATCGCCGCCATTGATCCCCGATGAAGCAAAGAGGACGCCGAAGACCTCGACCGAATATTGCGGAAGATTCGCAGTGACCCCGAGATAATAATTGTACGAGGTGATATAGGCAACGCCGTGATAGGAAAGAGCTTCGCTCGGAAAATAGGTTTGGAGCACATTCCACGGCGTCTGGGTCTGTGTTCCGTAATAGGTCGCCCAAATATCGCCGCCGTAAGTGTTGGTTGCGTTCTGCCCCATCCAGATCGTGCCAAGCCCAGCGATCGGCCCTTCGCAAAGCCCCATCACCCAGGACGTGTAATATTGCCAGGATGCGCTGACGCCATTGCCGCCGGCACCCCCGCCTTTGCCGCCAGAGCTTCCTCCGGAGCTTCCTTCCGCGTGACCATAGTAGCCGTAAAAGCCGCCCGTCCAGATGCAGTTCGGCGCGATCTTGTTGGCCCCATAGACGATCGCGATCGGGACGTTGCTATTGGACGTCTGGATCTGCAAACCCGTGTAATAGGGAGTGACCCCAGGGTTTTGCCAGTTCCGGCTCTGGCCACCAAAGAGACCCATTTACAGCCTATTCCAATATGAGAAGAACTTCGGGAGCCGCCCCGGATTGCAAAGCTGCGCATTGCTCGTGACTTCCTCCTCGATCACGGCACGGGCCGGCTGGAAGGCGTGAACAATCGTGACCGGGTTGGCGCAGGTCACGATTCCCCCGTGCGAGTAGCAGCGCCCGTACTTGAAAACCATGACATCTCCCGGCAGCGGACGCGTCACTTCCTTGGTCCGGTCGAAAATGAAGCCGAGATAGCGTTCCTCGCTCCGGTGCAACATCCAATCATGCGGATAGGGGCGCGGATCGAAGGGCTCACAAAGTCCCGTATCCACGAAGACGCGGACGAGGAGCATCCCGCAATCGACCCCCGCGCCCTTCACATCTCCTTGATGATGGTATGGCGTCTTGAGCCAGGAACGCGCCTCGTCGACAATTGCAGCACGCTGCTTTGTTTCGATATCACCCATGATCAATACAGTGTGAAGGTTGGCGGCGGCACATAAGGGAAGCCGCGGAAGTTCGCGAGATTGTTGAACCTCGACTGACAGGTTCCTTGCGAGTGATCGCAGCCGTAATAGGCCGTGAAAGTATCCCCCACGGCGGGCACAGATTCCAGCGGGTAGGCGAGCGCCAAAACAGATCCGGCATCCACATATTTGATCGTCGCCGAGACGCCGGTATTGACGCCGCTCGAAAAGGTGAGCGTCCCTTGCACCATATTGGTGGTCACGCCGGCCCATTCGATATACAAGGCTGATGATCCGGCGCCGACCGCTCCGTTGGTGCCATAGGCGCTCTTGACCGGACCGCCATTGGCGCCGCAGCCTGTGTCGTAAAGCACATACTGGCAGGCCGGCGAATAGATGTTCCGCGGCATCTGCAAATCAAGCAGCACGAGATCGGAATTGACAGTGACTTGCGCCGTCGTGCGGCCGATGCTGTCGATGGTCCCAACGCGGCCTTTGAACAGAATGACGCTCCCGACGGGATTTGCCCGATCGGTTTGCGACCAGGAGTTCAGAAAGACCCGCTCGCGCTGGATCTCGGCGCCATCGAAAGCCCCATTGCGAAGCGCCTGCAAGAAAGGCACGCCGCCGCTGATCGTGTCCGAGGCTGTCGCCGAGATGGTGAGTTGCTGCTGGTCAACCTCAAGGCCGGTCGAGGATTTGTAGCGCAGCCCATCGATGAGGATGGAACTCGCAAGATAGGTGTAGCCATTGATCGTGATCGGCAGATCGGCATTCGTATAGGTGAGCACGAGGCCGCTGAGCAGCGAGAAGGTATAGCAATCCGCGATGTAGGCGGTCGCATCTGGATCGGCGCGCAGCGCATTGAGGTAGTTGATGACGGCGGCGCTGGCAGCCTTCACGGCTTCACGCTCCGAAACTTGAGGCTCTGCACACGCCAAAGGCCGTTCAAATATTCCTCGAAATCCTCCTGATCGTCGAGGAACCGGCAATTGAAGGCATAGGTGCAGGAGGCCGTGATCGCCGCGTCAGACGCGGGCGCCGTCGTGAAGACGATGGTGTTGCCGCTCACGGTGAACGCGCTTGTCGAGACGCCGTTGACATAGACAATCGGCGTCCCGGTGATCCATGACACGGGCTCGGTTTCGAGATATGGCGCATAGCCGCACTGACGTTGCAGCGTGAAGACAGTGGTTACGCCGTCGCCGGTTGCTTGCGTCGTGGCGATCGGCGTGACCTGAGTGTTGTCCGTCGGATCGGTGTAAAGGAAGGTGTTGTACTGCCCCTGGCACATGAGATAGAGGCCCATGAGCTGTTGCATCGAATTGACGCCGAGACCAGGGTAATTTCCGAGAGAATCCAGCCCCTCGATCGTCAGCTCGAACTCGTAGAGCGTGACGGCATAGAAAGGCGTCCGCACTTCCCGGCCTGCCACATGACTCGCGACGCGGGTCGAGAACGTCGGGCGCTTGTGGACGGACCATGTGAGGCCGGGAAGCGAGGGGAAGCTACCTACTGGCACGGGCACTCCTGGCGGTGGATCGGCGATTGGAATCGGGATGAATGGACCTTTGCCGCCGAGCCAATTCCCGGCGGGCCAATTGATCGTGTCTCCCCATACCTCTGTTAGGTTGGGGAATGTGGGAAAAGGCCGAGCATCCCAATTCCAGACCGAACAGAAAGCGGGCTGGATCATTTCGACGCCGCCAACCGTGGCATTGTGGCCGTCGATGAACCAATATTCGTAAAAGGCCTCCAGCGCGAGAAGCTGAAGGTTTTGATCAGGCCTCGGCAGATAGACGTCCGGGCCGCCATCGGCATTTTGCCAGATCGACCAGAAGGCCGTCCCGCTCTCGGTCGAGCCCGCCGAATAGAAGAGGTTTGGCTGATTGGTGCATTTGTCGTTTGACGGAAAGCCATATTCGGTGAAGACGATCGATTTCGAGTTCGGCACCCAGCCTGTCGGCCCCCCTTTCGGGCTTTCGCCACTTCCGTCACCGTCGTCATAGAGCGCGAAGTGCTGATTGTTCCACCACCAGCGGAGCTGCTTGTTGCCGAGGATTTCTTGCTGCGGGTAGAACCGATTCCGCGATTGGGTGAGCCGATCCCCTTGCGGCAATGACACTTGCTGATCCGAGCCATAGGGGTCGAATCCCCGGCCGAGATTGTTCGAATCGTAATAGAACCAGTTGAATTTCTCGCCGCCCTCGATGTTCGTCTTGAGGTAGGCTTTCGAATAGAATGTCGGCGTCCCTGTGAGACCAAGGCCGCTCATGGTTGATGGTCCGGGTGGCCAGCTTGTCGGCGCGGGCTGCGTCCAATTCAGAACGTCGAGACCGCCAGGCCCGCTCGTCCAGTCGGACATCGGCAGGTAATTGTCGAAGCAAACGAGATCGATGTTGCTATGCGACCAAAGCTGATCGAGATGTGGCCATTGGCCGTCAATCACGGGCGATGGAAGCGGCGGATTCGCATTTGGATGCTGCCAGCCCATCCATGAGGACCAGTCGGCGGCATAGGAGACGAGATTGTGGAGATTGGTTGTATCCTTGGTGAGCCCGGCATTGTTGAAGATTGTCCGAACCTCGTCGGCCAGATCCATCAACCCAAAAGGGCCATAGAGGAACGGATAATCCCAGGTCGGCGGTGATCCGGTTCCAGCGGGCGTCCAGGCGGGACCGCGAACGGTCTCCAAGCCGCGAAGCTCAGATCCAATAAGGAATAGATCCACACCGCCGGCCATAGCGCAAAGAGTGGCATAGTGTAGAATCATCCTCCGGTAGGTGTAATCCGTCGATGAGCCGGAATAATTGACCGTCAGGGCGGCGGGATTAGGGGTGAAGTCGGAATAGACCGCGCTCCCGAGGAAATTGGCGACCGCCGTGGCCGCGCCGCTTGAAACATCCGCGCTGTCATAAGTGATGCGCCCGCGCCAGGACTTTAGGCCATCATCTATGAGAATGAACGGGTAGAAAACAACGCGAAGCCCCAGGCCCTTGAGATATTGGATGCAACGGTAGATCGATTGATCGCTCGGCGTGCCGCCATAGTTGAAATCGCCATTGCCGTCCGTCGAGATCGCGATGATGCCGCTCGACAATTGCGAGAGCGAGGAGCACCGCCAGTAATCAGTGGCCCAACCCGATCCGTTCCATTTCTTGAACCCGCCGTTGATATAGGTTGTCGATGGATAGATTTTACAGGCCGTGATGTCGGTCGAATCCCCAAACCATGCACAGACGATCGCAACCGTCGCGCAGGCGTTTGCGGCTGGAGGCACCGGGAAGGTCGATTGCAGTTGCGCGATCGACTCTTGCATATCGGTGAGCGTACTACCCGGAGGGCCGCTGCTGAAATAGGTGTTGATCCCGACCATGGCTGGTTCGACGATGCGCCGGCCTTGATATGGGATCGTGTCATAGGCGAACTCGCCGGTCGACGGCAAAAGGTTCACGCCATTGACGTAGAAGGTCATGTGGCCTCGCGAGCAACACGCTTGCACTGATAGGAAGCATGTTACCGAGATTGTAGAACTTAAGAGGACGTGCTAGTTCCGTCTGATGAATAAGACAATCTATAGCGCCCGACGAAAGGCCCCACCCGACCGCCGTGACAAACGCAAACGACTCAAACAATATTGGCAGGTACTACGCATTGCTAATTACATTCCGGTCCCGACCTTCGACAACCCGATATGCGAACCCGTCCGAACGCT